AAGCGCTGAATGCGCGGCAGTGCCGCGCCGGATATGTGGGCCGCGCTCTACGGGGCGCGGTCGGGTGCGCGGACTAAAAGGGGCCTTCTTCCGTTCCCGCGAGACAACGCGGGAAAAAATTTGAAATGCCGTGGAGGCGGGAACGTCACACACGGCCAGGGACCATGATTTATGAATACTGGGCGGAATGAAATGACGGTCATTCAAAACGCATGGCAGGCGGTGTGCAGTTTTGAATGGCTTTTGTACGCGAACATGAACGCCCGCAAGGGTAAGCGCTACCGACTGGAGGTGATGGCGTTTGCCGCAAAGCTGGAGGACAACTTGATTGTCATTCAGCAGGGAATGATGGACGGCACATATACCCTCGGTCCGTATCGGAAGCTGTGGGTGTATGTGCCGAAAAAGCGCCTGGTGATGGCGCTGGACTATCCAGACCGGATTGTGCAGTGGAGCCTTTACCAATACCTGATGCCGGTTTACGACAGGCTGTTTATCGAGGATTCCTACGCCTGCCGGAAGGGAAAGGGAAGCCATAGGGCGGCGGCGCGCCTGCAATACTGGATGCAGCAGGTGAGCAGGAAGCCGGGGCCGGGATGGTACTACCTGAAACTGGACATCTCCAAGTATTTTTACCGGGTACACCATGAAAAACTGCTCGCCATCCTGGAGCGGCGTATCAAGGACCCGGAAATGATGGCGTTTATCCGGGGCGTGGTCAACAGCAGGGCGGAGCCGTTCGGACTGCCGAGGGGCCGCACGCCGCAGAACACGCCGCCGGAGGAATGGCTTTACGACGTGGGAATGCCAATCGGAAATCTTACGTCACAGCTATTCGCCAATATCTATCTCAATGAGCTGGACCAATACTGCAAGCACTCCCTGAAAATCCACTTCTACATCCGGTACATGGACGACGTTATCATCCTGGGGCCGGACAAGGAGGCGCTGCACCGCTGGAAAGCGGACATTGAAATCTTCCTGCTCCGTGAGCTGGCCCTTGACCTGAATGATAAGACCAGCATCCGGCCCGTCCGTCAGGGCGTGGAGTTTGTGGGCGTGCGGATATGGCCCACCCACATGAAACTGCGCAAAAGCACCGTGGGCCGCATGAAGCGGGAGGTCCGGGCAATCAGCGCCCGGTACGCCGCCGGGGAAATGAGCCGGGCGGAGTTTGAGCGGCACGCCGCCAGCATCCGGGTCCTGCTGAACCACACGGAGAGCGAGAGCCTGCGGTGGAGGCTGAACGAAATCTACTTGGAGGAAATGGACAAGGCGGCAGTACGCAGAGAGGGGACGGACAATGAGCCATTTGGAAATCATTCAGACGTTGAGCGAGATTGTGGAAAAGCAGAACAACATCATCCGGTGCCAGGCTGACGCGCTGGCCCAGCTCGGCGGCGTCTGCATGGAGGAAGAAATCGGGGAAGTGAACGGTCTGGTGAACTTCTACATTGGGAGACTGGAGGACTGATAACATGAGCATCCAGGAAATTCTTACAGGCGGGGGCGGGGTGCTGGTGGTCGTTATGACGCTGGTACAATTCGCCCCCGTCAAGGTGAATCCGTGGTCCTGGCTGGGCCGGATGATTGGCAGAGCCATCAACGCGGATGTGTCCAAGCGGCTGGACGAAATCGAAAAGAAGCTGGACGGGCATATCACGATGGACGACCGGCGCATGGCGGAAAGCCACCGGGCAAGAATCCTGCACTTCAACAATGAGCTGCTGCGGGACATCGACCACACGCACGAAGAGTTCCGGGAAGTGCTGTCGGAGATAGACGACTACGAGGCGTATTGCGACGAACACCCGGACTACCCAAACAACCGGGCTGTTCTCGCCATAGAGAATATCCGGGAGGTCTATAAGGAACGCCTGAAAAAGCGAGACTTCCTCCAGGAGAGCAGCGCGGCAAGGAAGGAGCGGGAGACGTGAAAATCCTGATTGCCGCCGCCTGCGCTCTGGTGGTGGGTATCGCTCTGGGTATCGTGTTCTGCGCGGCGACCATCCGGCACCTGCGCCGACGGGTGAAGGAGCTGCGGGAAATCATCAAGGAGGGACTGCCGCCGGAGAAGCCGGAGACAATGAAGCGGTTTGTGTGGGCCTGCGTCATAAACGGCTTTGCCTGGGTGTGGTGTAGCTACATCCTGGCCGCGCTGGACAAGGTGCAAATCGCGGAAGAGCTGTCGAAGGTTGCTCTTGCTGAAATCATCGTGCCGGTGGCGGTCTACGCATTTAAGTCCGGCGTGGAAAATTTGAGCAAAAATAACCGCTGGCCGGACAAGGGACAGCCGCCGGAGAATGAGCCGACGGAGGACGGGGACCAGGCGGCGGGATAACGGGAAGGAGCTTTTACAAATGCTGACCGGAAAAACCAACGAGGAAAAAATCTGGAACTACCTGACGGCGGCGGGCATGACCGCCTGCGGCGCGGCGGGGCTGATGGGGAACCTGTACGCAGAAAGCGGACTGATTCCCACCAACCTCCAGAACAGCTACGAAAAGAAGCTGGGGTACACGGACGCCACCTACACGGCGTCGGTGGATAACGGGACGTACACCAACTTCGTCCGGGATAGCGCAGGCTACGGCTTGTGCCAGTGGACATATTGGACACGGAAACAGGCTCTGTACGCCTTCTGCAAGGCCATAGGAGCGTCTATCGGAGACCTTGATGCCCAGCTCAGATTCCTCATGAAAGAGCTCTCAGAGAGCTTCAAGAGCGTCCTGGGGGTGCTTATGACCACGGCATCTGTGCGGGAGGCGTCTGACATTGTGCTACTCCAGTTTGAGCGTCCGGCGAAAATGAACGACCCCACTGTCCAACAGAAGCGGGCTGGGTATGGGCAGACCTATTACAACCAGTTCGCCATTACGGTGGCTGAGAAAGGAGATGGCGTGAAAATGAAGTATACCTCAGCAAATCCTCCCATGAAGTGTTTCATGCGGCAGAGTTCATGGTACAAGAGAACTGGCAAAGTTCCCGTCCGTGGTGTTCTGTGGCACTCTACCGGTGCAAACAACGCAACTTTGAAGCGTTATGTTCAACCAGATGACAATGCAGCAGACAGAGCCAAAATGCTTGAGTTGATTGGCGTGAACAAAAACAACAACGACTGGAATCGTGAGGGTCAATGGGTAAAGGGCGAATGGGTTCCTCTTAAAGCCGGTGTTCACGCATTTATTGGCAAACTTGCCAACGGAGATGTGGCGACGGTTCAGGCTGGTGACTGGGACAAGAAAGCCTGGGGTTGTGCTTCCGGGCCAAAGGGTTCATGCAACAACGGCTGGATTCAGTTTGAAATCTGTGAGGACAATCTGAAAGACCCTGTTTACTTTGAGAAGGCTTACCGTGAAGCAGTTGAGTTGACAGCATACCTGTGCAGGCTTTACAACCTCGACCCGCAGGGGACAGTTACATATAACGGTGTTAAAGTACCTGTTATCCTGTGCCACCAGGACAGCTATCAACTCGGACTTGGCTCGAACCATGGTGACGTTCTGCATTGGCTCCCAAAGTACGGGAAGAGTATGCAGACTGTTCGTGACGATGTCTCTGCTTTGCTGGCAGGGACGAATATCAGCAATGAGGAGGATGATGACATGGACGTAGCACGTTTCAAGGAACTCTGGGGCGAGATGCGCAAGGAGCTCCAGGACAATGACAGCAGCAAGTACAGCGAAGAGGCTCGTGCCTGGGCGACTTCCACCGGTCTGATTGCAGGTAACGGTACAGAAATCAATGGCGAACCCAACTATATGTGGGCTGATGTGCTCACGAGAGAGCAGTTCGTCACCGTGCTGTACCGCTTTGCGAAATTGATGGGCAGGGCGTAATCCATGACTATCAAGATTGAGCGAGGGCGAAAGAAACCCAGACGGCGCAAGAAGAAGCGCCAGTCTATCGGGTTCACCAATAAACTCGCTCTGTACCTTATGCTGTTTCTGGCAGCAAGAAGCGCCAGTCTATCGGGTTCACCAATAAACTCGCTCTGTACCTTATGCTGTTTCTGGCAGCAGGTCTTGCGGGTGGATTCATCCTCGCCTGGAAAAGTATCGAGTTCCAGTATATGGGCGCTCTGGCGTGCTTCACCGTGGTGTTTACCCCGGTGGGCACCGCCATCGGCATTGTTCTGAACAGCATCGTGCATAAGAGCGAGCATGAGAATACGAGCGCTGAGGGCGAGGGAATCAAGTTCGCTGCTGCAAAGGCGGCGGGATGTGCACAA